TGGTTGATTTGCTAAAGCAACAGTGCTTGTTAACCCCACTTCTAATTTATGAGAAGGGCTAGTGGTTCCTATACCAACGTTACCTTGGTAATCGACACGCATTCTTTCTGCGAGGGATGCACCAGCATCGCCAGAAGTAGTATCAGCATTGTTAGTATAAACAACGAATGCTCCAGAACCTTCTTTTTCCTGACTGTTAGCATCTCCATTCTGACCAACCTCCGCTCCAATTCGAACTTGAGGAGTTTCATTCCCATTGTCGTCAGTAAGAGTAAAATCAATAAATGTTTTCTGTTGACCAAGATCAGACCCTACATAATTATGCAATCTTAAAAGCGGAGTCCCTGTAGATCCGCCAGAAGTACTTGTCGATTTATATACATCAAGTCTCGTTGCTGGACTATTTGTTCCTATACCAACGTCACCACCTTCAAAAGTGAACTTGCCATCAGTATCAAATTGAAAACTGTTATCTCCATGATAGTACTGTATCCTACCTGCTGTTGCACCTTGAGGATCACCAAAAGCTATACCACCATATCTATCATTGGGGGTAGTTAATTGAATAAATGCGTTTTCCGTTCCTCCATCAATCTCCAATAATTGGTTGGGAGAATCCGTTCCTATGCCAACGTCACCAGACTTATTGACAGTAAATAAAACATTAGCCAAATACTCTGGCTGACCACCAGATGAGTCATAACCTACCGACCATCTATTAAAACTGCCAGAATAATTCATTCCACAAAACCACTCTTCTCCAGAATATGTAGTATCTGTGTAAAATGTTCCCATGCCTCTACCCTCATAACCTGCCATTACAGTTTCAACTGCTCTAGCTGGCGCTCCAGCCGTATTCGTGGCTGTTAAGAACAAAGAAGTAGTAGTTTGTAAATTATTACCAATTCTTGCTGCATTGCCAGCGACATCAAGTTTGTAAGAAGGGCTAGTTGTTCCGATACCAATTCTCGCATTAGGCGTATCAACACGCATAACAACAGATGCGTCTTGATGTCTAAAGTCAATAGATGAACCGCTATATGTCTGAACAATATCTGTATAAGATACTCCTGTAGTTATTGTGTTTCCTACTACGTGTAGTTTTTGTGATGGACTAGTTGTTCCTATACCAACGTTGCCGCCAAAATAGTTTCTCATATCAGTATTCAACTGATAGACACCATAAGGAGTATTAGTTTGGGTGCCAGAAGTGATATCTCCTATATATAAACCGTACGTATTGGTTATTGTATGACCTGTATTTGTAAATGAGGATAAACTACCGTGTGCAACAGCATACCCCATCCAATTAGTGATAGTCCCGTTCCCGTCTAATTCTGCATGAATATTATAATGAGCTACGTTAGATATTTGTCCACTACCTGAAGTATGAACTCTACTCATGTGGTTTTTTAAGTTAGTTCCCGTTCCTGTAGAACTAACTGTTGTCATCACTTGTTGATGAGTACTATTTTGAAAACTACCACCTGTACCTGTTAGGTTAAAGTAATTTTGTATCTTATACATTCCGCTACTTTGCGTACTAGTGGCGGTTGTTGTAGCGGTTGATTTGATTGTAGCTATTCCTATCGAGCCTGATTGTGTTTGAGAATCTAATATATCTAATTTTCCAGCAGGACTCGTTATTCCAATACCAACGTCACCGCCATTAAAATAACTATCGCCTACTGTATTAATACTAACCTTTTGACTCCCTGACGCATCATACTGTCTAATTTCAGAAGCCCCGCTACCGAATTGAACTATTCTTGTGGATAGGGTACCATCAGTCTTTCGTATCGAGAAATCTGCAGAATCCTCTTGGATCGTTAATACATCACCGGGACTAGTTGCTCCCGCTCCTATGCCAATCTTACCAGCGCTAGTATCTGAATAAAGTATAGGTGTGCCTAAATTGTCAGAAATATAGAAATCATTCCCCGCTGCAGCAGGTTTTATTTCAAAACTAGTTGCATATGTAGCGGATGAACCATGAGAACCTATCCTCCAAGATTCGCTGCCACCGGGCATGAATCGTAAATGAGTATTAGTGTCATAACTACCATGCACACTCTCAATAAAGGCTAACGCTCCTCCACCAGAGTATCCCACCCCTAAAGTTACAGGATTAGTGGAATGATATAACTCTAACCCTATGTTGTTAGTAGTAGTTGTTGAACCTATTCTTAATTCATTAGTTGGAGCAGATGCTCCACCACTTGCCCCTATATAATACCCATTACCCGTCCCTGCAAACTCAATAACACCAGTCATCTCACCACCTGCTAGTGGTAGGTAAGTAGAAGACGCAGAACTGGTAGTAAGGTAAGTATTGCTATCTGTGCTACCGTCAGCTTTAAGGAATTCACTATTCGCTCCACCGTCTTTGATAAACGAGTATGCCGTTACTGACCCTACCGCATCAATGTTTTGAGATGAATCTATAGTTAAAGCTGTAGTGTTGTTAGCTGTGTAAAACCTGATCTTACCTGCGGAAGTTGTCGTGGCGAACGCCATCTCCGAATTGGTTATTAGACCGAAGTATCCTGCACGGGCTGTAGCCTCACCATGATAAACTTCTATATAACCAGTAGCATCGGCAGTTGATGTTGAATCAGGATCTGAAAGGCGAATTGTAGCACCATTCCCAGTAGAGTTATGGATGTGGAGCCTTTCAGATGGGTTATTTGTTCCTATACCAACGTTACCAGAAGAAGTTTTTATCCGAACCCTTTCTGCTCCTGTTGTTTTAAAAATTAAGTCTGTAGAAGCGGATAGTTCTGTATTAGCTGATCCATTATAAATATCTAAGTAAGCTAGACCGCTGTTGAAAGCTTTTATTTGCTTGCCTGAAGCTATACCAATATGTTGAGTAAAAAATGTTCCTTGGTCAGTTAAGTATTGAAGTATGGCAGAATCTTTAAATATAGTTAAAGCGTCATCATACATCCCAGAATAACCCACTCCTATTCTAAAATCTGGATCATTTGAGGAGGCTGTATTTCTGATTATGATACCTCTTGCAGTAGGATTCGTTGAGGAATCTACTACTTCTAATATAGAAGAAGGACTTGTTGTTCCTATACCAACGTTGCCGTCAGACTTAACAGTAACTTTTGTTGACCCTTGATTTTGAATAAACAACCTCCCTTTTGTATTTAGGTAAGTGTCAAAATTGTTCACATACATCTCTGTGTAGTTAGAACTTGATATGTCTTCAAACCTTAAAGTTGGACTTTCAGCGGCAATAGTCAATAATTCAGAAGGAGAAGTTGTTCCTATACCAACGTTACCTGAAGAATTGATAGTTACCCTATCACTACCACCTGTTCGTAGACGCAGGTCGTTAGAGCTTCGGAAAATCCTCATGTTAGAGTCCACTAACTGGATCTCGTTATTAACGAGAATCGTGCCTTGAACGTCTAATTTCTGCGACGGGCTAGTTGTTCCTATACCAATATTACCGTTTGATTTAATATATAGACTAGATGAACCAGCACTACCTGATTGTGGGGTGCCTGATAAGAAATTAAGATGTGTAGAGTCTAAATAGATTTCACCTATACCACCAGCAGAGCTATCAAACCATAACCTTGGTGATTGCCCTCTTAAAATTAGTTCTGCTCCGTTAGTTGTGTCAGAAACAGCGAGAGTTGTTATTGTTGGAGTGTAACCACTAACTAAAGGGGATGGCCCTATATGAAGTTTAGCTACTGGATTAGTTGTCCCTATACCAACGTTACCGCTTAAATCTTGGACAAAAGAGCTTGGCAAAGTAGATGGGCCAATATTTAATTTACCATTAACGTCTTTCCATATTCTATGAGAAGTTGCGTGTGCGCTTGTTATAGCCAGACCATCAGCATTTGAATTGCCTTTCTGTCTAAGATGTAATGTCCCTGCACTGTTTACACCTACACCACCATCTATTATAGCTTGGCCGACTACTTCAAGCTTTTCTGCTGGACTAGTTGTTCCTATACCAACGTTACCAGAAGAATTTAAAGTCATCTTTACATTAGCCGCTATACCAAAATCAAGTCGATTTTCTGCTCTAATTGCAAAGTTATCGGATAAGTTATTGGGACTAACCCACAAATGGTATGCTGAACCTATGTATCCTTTAGCTGTCCCATTGTTTCTAAAACTTACATAAGGACCATTAGCATCCAAAGAATTAAATCTTGAATTCTCACCACTAAGATTTACATACAATCTGCCAAGTATCTTAGCATTACCAGAAACATCAAGTTTTTCTGAAGGACTAGTTGTCCCTATCCCAACGTTGCCAGCAGAAATGTGGTTAGCTGTTCCATCAGTGTAAAAAGCTATTTTTTCTACACCCCCGTCATACATGTGGAATCTTGCTCCATCAGTTGCCTTTTCTGCTATTTTGATAATAGCGTTAGTATTGCTGTTCCCCTGTATTGTTAAAGCAGAGTTGTTTGAGCTAACACTGTTTGACTTTATAGTTAAAGGCGATGTTGGACTAGTTGTTCCTATGCCAACTCTATTTCCGTTACTGTATCTTTTGACAGTGAGACCTGTTGATTCTGTAGCACCAGCTAAAGTGGCTAAACTTATAGATGTATAGTTATTAGTCTCATCATAAACATCATGATGAATAACGGATGCTTTCTGTTGATTTCCATCTGATTTTCTAATGTAAGAGTGAATTTCTCCTGCTCTAAACTCATATTGATTAGTTCCATCATAAGGTCCGGGTTCTAACATTACAGCACCATTATGCGCTCCGATTCTTATTGGAGAATTATTTGTAGCTCTTATATGTAACTCTGAATTGCTAATTCCGTTATTGCCACCATAAATATAAGATCCATCGGAATTGTAACCCATTGTTAATCTAGAAGTTCCACCAGAATCAGTAAGACCAATATTAGTATCAGATGTTGCGGAAGCGCCTTGAACAACTAACGGATGTGCAGGACCATCTGTTCCTATACCAACCCTGTCGTTAGCAGCATCAACGTACAAAGTATCAGTATCAATAGTCAGAGCTGTGCCTGTTATCTGACTGACGCTAATACCATAAGAAGAAGTGTTGTCCTGAGCAAGCACCTCATGAAGATTTTGATCATCAGTCTCAGAAGTAAGAAACCCTTGTTGGCCAACCCAAGATTCAGAAGCTATCTGAGAACCCGTTAGTTGTGCGCTAGTCTGACCACTTAAAACAATAAGATCACTACCATACTCACCCATTGTGATCTTGTCGTATGTAGAGGTGGATTCCACTTCTACGATAGGAAGACCAGCGGCATCGTTGACTGAAAATACAGTCCCGGTAACTTCATCAGTTACCCCGAATAAACGGCCATTCAAGCCGTCTACATGAAAAATATCTGATATACCTGTGTCATTGTTGGAGACCTCAAGAGACCCACTAATAGTTGAAGCGCCTACTGTTATTCCGCTTGCAGAGGTATTACCTTGGGATAGGACTTCGTCAAGGGTTTGATCGTCAGTTTCAGAAGTCAAGTAGTTTTGAGAGGAGACCCACGACTGAGTGGCTACTGTATTACCCCCCATCGTTATGCCTTGTGCTACAGTAAGGTCTCCTGTTTTTACATCTACTCCTCCTTCGAAATCTATAAATAGCGTATCTGACGCATCAGGTATTTTTGACCTGTTTTGATTATCCGATAAATAAATATAGCCATCTAAAGGAGTAGATCCAGTTACATAAGACCCAAATATCTGTACAGACTCTGCGCTATCTATGTAATTGTTAACGCCCCCACCTATGACACTATTGGGAGAAGCTTCTAGTACGTTGCCTGTGCCTCCACCGATGAAACTGTTGCTAGAGCCTTTGTATATGTAGTTACCTATTCCTCCGACTATACTAGAGTAACTAGAACCTGTAATCTTGTTACCGGAACCTGCTCCAATAAAGTCAAAATCAGATGAGTAAGTCCCATCCCCAGATATGACGTTCTGTGTTCCTGCTATGATAGCATCATAATCACCATGCACAGTATTGGCTGTCCCCAGTAGGATTGCAGAAGCGTAAGAGCCTATGGTATTACCTTCTATAGAGACTTCGTCTGAAGCCCCTGAAACGTTAAATAAGAACTTGTCCGCTTGGAACAGTAAGGAGCTTTCATTGCTAGTGTGGGACGCTACAATTTTAGCATTCTCTGCTGAGTTTTCAGGGTTGTAAAAAACTATAGAGGAGTCTGTGTTATTTATAGTGAGCCCACCTTTAAAAGTAACATCTTCTGTTGTCTCGGCCCCAACCTCAGTAACATCTTGTAAATTCAAACCCCCGCTTATAGGCAAAAACCCTAAGGCTCCTGTTACGTCACCGCTAGATATCTCAGTCAGATAATTTGTATTGGGCTTCTCTGCATACTGAAATTTGAAGGGGCCAACTGTCCACTGATCACCCAGACCAATTGCACTGTATGGTTTTATCGTTAGGTACAGATCACTACCTGTGAACTGAGGTATATTCTCCTCATACAAAAACACGCTTTGGTTCTTGTTTTGAGATAAGGTTTTTGTGGCTGCGAGATGGTCCGCTGATAAAGGGTTGTCGTTAAAGTAACCCACCGTAGAAGCCCAGTATATATCAACATGATCGAAATTAGTATACTCTGGGCTGTTAAAGAAATCAAAATCGACTTTTAATTGCCCAGAAATCCCAGACAATGCTTGGGTGGATGCAGAACCATAAGAAGAGGTGAACTTGTGTCCAGTAGCTGTATCTGTGACAGTAACAGATGAAACTCTTGGTCTATTACCATAAAAATAAAACTCACTAGTAGTAGCATTATCGTCTCGGTCTTTGATCTCGGTCTTTATACCAAAATGTGGAGCATAGAAACCAAAGATGTCTATGTTGTTTTGCTCAGTGAAAGTAAAACTGGACTGCTTGTAACCAGATTGGTAATTAGCATAGGCTACTGTACCATCTGGCTCTAGTATACTTATGTTTGATTCTGTAAGAAACGCACTTTTCAGAAAGTCTCTGGCGTCCGTTACCTCCTGACCGTCCCTGTCTTGAATCCGAAGGTTCAATGTCAAGTCTCTATAATTATGGACACCACTTCCACTAGAAGTTTGAGTAACGTCTGTAGTGTTACCACTATATACAGAGTTGAATTCGAACACCCCTGTGTTTAACTCTGAAGAAGAAGGCGTATATGTATAAAAGTTATCCATGTTATGAGAATGTAATATTAGTTACAACTGGTCGGTCTAAAACTGAAAGGCTATCGTAAAGAAAAAACGATGTTATGGTGCTATAATCAGAATCGAAGAACTTGCTCGTGTTGTTTGTATTATCGCCTATAGTTTTCACATTTAAAGTGAACTTTCCGATAACCCCTATGTTATCGAATTTAACTGAGTTTGTGTTCTGTGTTATAGAAGATTCTGAGACTGAGCCGTTTGCATAATTTAATATAGCATTGTACCCATTATTGTTTGTCACTTGGTCCCAATCACCGCTAATAAAGAAAGTATTAGCGTTCGTCCCTAAGCCTGTTGTCAAGGATAAATTTTGAGGAGAAGATAAAGTGTCATATGTAACATCACCAACTTGGGTTTGCACTTGGTAAGCGTAAGTGTTCTCCTTTGGCTCGAAAGAAATATTGTTTTCTATCAATTCGTACTTCCCTGTATCAAATTTTGAAGCTGACACTAGGTAGTCATTGGGGCTATCTTCTTTTATAGAATCTATTTTGTACAAAAAATCAGAAGCATCTTTGATCTCAAAACGGTAGGGGCTTCCTAGTTTTATATGTTGCAGGTAATCAGGTAGATCCACCCCACTGACATAAGACCCTATCTCATTAGCTACATTCCCTACCAACCCTGTAACTTGAAGTGTTAAGATCTGAGGGTTAGAACCTATAGTAATGTCTGATACAGACACCCCGTTAGTAGAATTGTCCACACCAGAGAATATGTCTTTCCCACTTATATTACCAACACTCAAAGAAGGATTATAAAAATATAGTTTTGAATGTGAATTGTTATTTAATGTGAACAAAGAGTAGTTTCGTTCTACATCCGTGGAGCCATTCACTATCCTACTATAAAAATCATATTGATTCTTTGAAGCTGTAGTGGTTAAATCTGTCTCATGGGCCAATAGGGTTCCTGATGCAAATATCCACTTCCCCAAGGGGTCTGCACCATCTAGGTCATCTACATGATAATAGATCTTTTTATTTTCGGTCCCTGTATACACAGGGTAATCTACAAATATGTACTCATCGTCATCTGCACTGTCACAAACACTTTGTGAGTAAGCACTTAAATAGCCAGAGAAGTTATAAAACCCAGTGTAATCACCTAGTCCGGGTATAGCACCATCCCCTGTTATAGAAAAAACGTCCTTTATTCTCTCCCCGTCATTGCTCGCCAAATTTGAAAGTTCTTGAGTTGTACTATCACCTGTTGGGATATAAACAGTCAATAATCCTGTCTGGATAGAACTATCAATCGGGCTACTCAGCCTCAAGTACTCATTGCTTGGGTCCACACTGAGTACTTTTCCAAAGTTAGTTTTGTTACTTTTTAATTCATCCTCCACTATAATTAAATCTCCGGGTTGGCAAAGCAAAGCTTCTAACCCTGTATTAAATGCAACCTTTTGATTCTCCTTTACGGTCCTGTAGACAAGATGCTGACCTATCCTCCTAGCCATAGCTTTAGAGGTAACGCCCAAGGCGTCTATTCTATTTTTGAAAACACCTCTGTTACGTATATCTTCAGCATCTTCTACTACCTCAATCTTTGGAACAAAATCCTCAAACCTGTCCAAGTAGCCAACCTCGACAGTGTTAAACTGCTGGTCCCTTCTTAGGTTTGCGTAGTTAAACAATCCGTCTTTTACATTTATATTATTGAATAACGCTATAGGCTCTTTCACCCTTTCGTCAGCGAAAGAAACTTCTGCACTTCTAAAAAAAGTTTTACCTCTAAACAGACTAGATATTGTTTGCACCGCATCATAAATTTTCTCATTGTTATTGAATAATATATTGCAAGAAAACCTAGGCTCTAAGCCACCCCTACCGTCTGGTACACCAACAAAATTTCCATTGTCATCCACAGCATCGCAAAACCTACCTATCTTATACAATTCCCACTTGTTCACTTCGTCCTCTGAAATATGCTGACCAAACCCATACCTAGGGTTTGTTAAAAGGTCAAAGACTATCCAAGCTGGGTTGTCGGTCCACCCCTCTACAAAAGTTCCATTCCAATCACCATCATAAACCAACTTATCATTTTGACTCAAACTGTCTAATTCAGTCTTTTTGTCGTGGTACCTCTTATCTGTTTTTAAAGAGTCGTCTCTTGTCGGGTGGTAATTGCTGGGGATCAATACCCTTTTCAACCTAGCATCAAACCTTCTTTCCGGTATGCTAGAAAACTGTCTTGAGTCCAACTTAGTGCCTATTATAGCGGAGTAAGGGTAGCGCAAATTACATTTTAATATTTCCGTCACCTTATAAAGGGAAACATCTTTGCTTATTAATATGGAAAATGTTTCAGTAGATAACTTGGTTACTCTTATGTATCTTTTCTCAGACACGCTTTCTATACTGTCTGTCGTGTTAACCTGCTTTATAGGTGGAAGTTTAAATGGTTCTGAGACTGGGTTCTCTACACTACCCCCGTCAACTAATTGCAAATACTCAAAGTCTGAATATTGGCCTGTTGAGTGAGCGTTCCCAATGTCTATCAAGGTGGTTCCTTCTATGACAGCAGCCATTCTGTACCTTCTAGTCTCTTTAGGTACTTCTGTGCCATCTGTTTTTATTATCCCTACCTCAATCTCAAAATTTACAACTGCTGGTATTTTATCTCCAGCTTTTATAGCTTTATCACTTTCAGGATTTCTATCTCTTTCGTTAGTGTCAAATAGAGCATCAACCTGCAATGTTATAAAAACCTCTTCTACGTTAGGGTTGTATATCACATGAGTAACAGAAACTGCTTCTTCGTCTAAGTTATTGGCTGAATTAGTTGAATTCCAATCTGTAAAACTTCTATTTGCAGTGCCTTTTCCATCCCTTAGGTTGTCATTGCTACCTTCTGAGTCTGGCAGTAGATCACCGTCAGTATCAGAAGTATAAAACATAAAATCTGCATCATCTTTTTTTAAATCCTCTGGTTTATCTCCAGACTGAACCCTTAACCTTTGCACCTCCCCATTGAGTCGATAAGGGCCATAAAGCCTTTCGTTTATATTTTTATCAATAAAAACTTCGTTAAAATAACGAAATGGTAATTGTGATGATTCACCAAGCCTCTCTTCAACTAAAACGTTAGAATAGTTGTACTTTACAGTAGAGTTCTGGTCAAGAATGTCAGTTGGGTTTTCAAAAAGTTTAAAACCGTTTAAGTTTTTAAAGAAATCCATTACAGATTCGCCGACTTGAATAGCTTTATTCTTGTAAGATTTTACTACATCGTCAGATTCAGTGTCATCTGTTAATACAACGTAAATTCCTTTAACACTTCCATTGGTCACACCACTAGGGTCTAAAACAGGGATAAGTAAGTTGACTACTCTATTGCTTGTAGCTAGTGGACTCTCTGAAGTTGTAGAACTTACAGGTTGAATTGAAACGCTGGATGGGGTAATCGTCCTGCTGCTTTGAATTG